AAGGTCGTGCTCGATTTGTGGAAGGATGCGCGCCTTTCTGACGAAGCTGTCTCGTTTAAGAAAGCGTTCACGTCGTCGAAAATTCAGGAAGTTCGTAACCTGACGGCGAAATCTAAACTCTGGAAAAAAAAGGAAATGCTATGAGACGTTCCAAATTTTCTCTTTCTAACTACAAGCTGCTTTCATGTGACATGGGTGAGCTTGTTCCCATTGGCCTTACTGAAGTTCTTCCTGGTGATACGGTTCAACATGCCACTTCGGCTCTTATCCGTGTTCAACCTCTTCTTGCTCCTGTGATGCATCCTGTTCACGCTCGTATCCATCATTGGTATGTTCCGCATCGGTTGGTTTGGGATGATTGGGAAAAATTTATCACGGGAGGTCCGGATGGAATGGATGCGTCGGTTTTCCCTACAATCACCTTTGGCGGCGGCACTGGTGCTGCTGTTGGTAGTCTTGCTGATTATCTCGGTGTCGTTCCCCTTGTGAACAATATCGAGGTTTCTGCTCTTCCCTTCCGTGCTTATGCTTTGATTTTTAATGAGTGGTATCGTGACCAGGACCTGCAGACCGCTCTTACGATTGATCTGACTTCCGGCGCCGATACGACTACTAATACGACTCTTCAAAATGTGTGTTGGGAGAAGGATTATTTTACTTCTTCCCGTCCATGGACTCAAAAGGGTCCAGAAGTCACTATTCCCCTCCAAGGTGATGCTCCGATCGTTGGTATCGGTAAAGCTACTGGAACTTATCCTGAGACGAATGTTTCCGCGCGTGAGACCGGTGGCGCCACTGTGACGTATGCTAAGGCGGCTGATACGACTGGTGGAACTGCTGATCAGCGGGTCTTTTTTGAAGAGGATCCGAACAATACTGGTTACCCAGGAATTTATGCTGATCTTTCTGGTGTTTCTGCCGCTAACATTAACGAGCTGCGATTGGCTTTTGCCTTGCAGCGGTACGAGGAAGCGAGGGCACGCTATGGATCGAGATATACTGAATATCTTCGCTACCTTGGTGTGCGTTCATCGGATGCCAGATTGCAAAGACCTGAATATCTCGGTGGTGGAAAGCAGACAATTCAATTCTCAGAAGTGTTACAGACTGCGCCAACTACAAACGGTGATGATACAGAGGGCGTCGGAAATATTAAGGGACACGGGATTGGCGCCTTACGTTCAAATAGATATCGCCGTTTCTTTGAGGAACACGGCTACGTCTTATCCTTCTTGTCTGTTCGGCCACGCACAATGTATGTGCAAGGACTCCCTCGAACCTGGAACCGTCGAACCAAGGAAGATTTTTGGCAACGGGAGTTGCAGCACATAGGGCAACAGGAGATCTTGAATAAAGAGATCTATGCTGCTTCTGGCACTCCGAATGGCACCTTTGGTTATCAAGATCGTTATGATGAATACCGTCGAACCGAGTCCACGATTGCCGGTGAGTTTCGCACAACAGAGCTTGATTATTGGCACATGGCTCGCATTTTCGCTTCTGCGCCTACTCTCAACGCCTCTTTTGTTTCATCGGTTCCAACGAAGCGTGTGTTTCCTGTGGAGACCAATGATGTTTTGTGGTGCATGTGCAACCACTCAATCCAGGCTCGGCGTATGGTTGCCGCGTCTGGCACTTCCTTTATTTTCTGATGGAGATTTCTCATGGTTAAGAAAGACTTTGTGGAAGAGGTTCCACAACGTAAGCGTCTTGACGATAATGGTCATGAAATTCCTGACCCAACTCCTTTGTCTTTACCTCTCGGCTTTAAAAAGCCGGAAATCCTTGCCGAGACGGTGGCTCGACTTGTCCGTTCGGAGATTTCACGTCAAGCGCAACTTCAAGGCTTTGAGACTTTCGAGGAAGCCGAGGACTTCGATGTCGGTGATGATTTTGAACCTGGCGCGCCTTATGAGACTTATTTTGATCCCGTGTTGAACCGGGATATTTCGCCTCATGAGTTTCACAACAATCCGGAGCGCTATAAGAAAGAATACCTTGATCGGCTCAATGCCGAGTTCGAGCAAAAGGACAAAAAGGCGATTGCCGATACTCCTGTTCCCTGGTGGCGTCGTCGTCGTAAGGCACAATCTGACGCCACTGTCAAGGGGGGTGAAGGGGGATCCCCCCCTTCGGATGCATCGCCGAAGGCTGCCCCGTAGGGGCTTCCTGCCAAGCAAAACAGTGCATATACTTGATATGCACTGTTACAGGTGACACTAGGGTGACTTATGGCGAGAAAACCTAAATCTACTGTCAGGGACGGGCGCGATGTCCCAAATTCCATCGCTAGAGAGGATGATTTTCTTCGGCCCTCTCTGCCCCGCCCCTTCGCCTACCCGCGATCCGGTCTAAATTTGACCATTCTAGAGGATCGTCGGACTTTTGATCCCGAGCAGGATTTTCGACCTGCTCGGGGATTTCGTCAGCCTCGTCACCGTTTAGTTGTTCGTCCGAACACTCATAGGGCCGCTGGTCTTCAGCGGCCCTTATCTTTGCCAAGTCAAATTTCTTTTCGTCTTCCGCAGAATGTTTTGGTTTGTGTAAGGCGTCAGCGTCGTAAGGAAGTCCTTCACGCTATTGGTAAAGCTGGTCGTGTTGGTCAACGATCTCCGCGCCGTAATCCTTATTCTGAAATTTCATGTAGGAGAAAATAATGGCATGGATTGGTCCGGCTATTGCTGCTGTTGGTTCGATTGCTGGTTCTTTGATTTCTCGATCTGGTAGTCGTGAAACTGCTCAATCTAATGAGCAGATGCAGCGTGATTTTGCTCAGCAGGGCATACGATGGAAGGTTGCTGATGCTAAGGAAGCTGGCATTCATCCACTTTATGCTCTCGGTGCTCAGACCATGCCGTTTTCTCCTATTCAAATAGGTGGTTCGGATTACGGCATTCCTGATGCTTCTCAGTATATTGGTCGTGCAATCAACGCTACTCGCACCGAGCCTGAGCGCACTAATGATCGTCTTGAAAATTTAGCGATTGAGCGTGGTGAGTTGGAAAATGAACTTCTTCGTTCTCAGATTGCTCGTTTGAACCAAAATCCTAATCCGCCTATGCCTGCTGTTGCTGGGACGCCTGGTTTGACAACTGCTATTCCTGGTCAGCAAGGCTTTCCTTCTGTTAAGTCGTCTGACCTTCCATCTGGTGTTGTTGAGGTTAAACCCGCTGAGGTTATGACAACCACTCCAGGTCATCCCTCGATTGAGGCTGGTGCAAACCCTGAGAATAAATGGATCAAGACTGAGCGTGGCTGGAAAGCTATGCCTTCTAAATCTCAAGGTCTTGATGATATGGATATAACAAATCTCGAATATCTTCAGTGGGCTTTGCGTAATCGTATTCTTCCGAATTTCCCTGGATGGGGGCAACATAATCCACCGCCTGACCATTTTCTTGGACCTGATGATGTTGGGTGGATTTGGATACCGGGCCAGAACGAATATCGTCCGGTTCATAAAAGTCAGTCGTCTTGGTTGATGCGTAGGGGTCCAAATTTCATAGCAAGGAGAAATTAAAATGGCATTTGGCAGAGGTCGTCGCTCTTTCAAGCGTCGTTCTTTCAAGCGTCGTGGTTCATATCGTCGTCGTGGTCGCGTCGGCCGGCGTCGTAATCGGCCGATGCGTGTTGGTTTCAGGATGTAATTTTGCTTTGTGTGAAACCTTTCATGGTTGGCGCTGTCCCGCATGGTTGTGGGCAGTGCCTTCCTTGTCGTATTAATCGGAGGCGGCTATGGATGTGGAGGATGTATCTCGAAAGTTTATGTCACGAGGCATCGTCTTTTTTGACGCTGACCTATGCGTCGGAACACTTACCGACGGATGGTTCTCTATCCCCCGGAGACGTGCAGCGTTGGTTAAAGCGATTTCGGAAATTAATTCACCCCGTCAAAGTGAGATATTTTTTGTGCGGAGAATATGGCTCGGAGACAATGAGACCTCATTACCACGCCTCTCTATTCGGGATTGGTCCCGAATATCAGGAATTAGTATGTAGAACTTGGGGGATGGGTCATGTCATGCTTTCTGAGTTTAATGAGCAAACGGCTCAATATGTTGCTGGGTATGTCATTAAGAAACTCACTGATGTTGATGATCCCCGTCTTGTGGGCCGTGTTCCTGAGTTTGCTCGTATGTCACTTCGTCCTGGAATTGGCGCCCCGGCTATGAAGGTGGTGGCTGATGCTATTCATACTGATTTGGGTCTTGACGCTTTGGCTGCGGCAGGTGACGTTCCTATTAAGCTTCAATTAGGTCGCCGCTCTATTCCACTTGGTCGTTATCTTCGTTCCGTTCTCCGTAAGGAAATCGGGATGCCTCAGGAAATGATTGAAATTGCAAAAAGGAAGTTTACTGATGAAGCATCCAAGGTCGTGCTCGATTTGTGGAAGGATGCGCGCCTTTCTGACGAAGCTGTCTCGTTTAAGAAAGCGTTCACGTCGTCGAAAATTCAGGAAGTTCGTAACCTGACGGCGAAATCTAAACTCT